GATTGATAGTATCTGCATCAATTGATTTTAAATCAATTAAAATATTATTTTTAATAAAAAAATCATTTATACTTTTATCGCATTTTTTAACAACAATATTATGAAGTATATTTTTATCAAGTTCAATATTTTTACCATATAAATAGCTTTTTTGATTGCTACCAAAAGTCCATACCGTTTTTAACAACCCACCGAACCAGTCGTTATCATTTTTATGTTTATTAAATGTTTCACGGCTTACCCACTGATAAAACTCTTCAGTTACGCCTTCGTTACGTATCTTTTTAAGTAACTCAACAACTCCAGTGTTCAATTCGTTGTAATTAACTTCTTTAAATTGTGAACGCTGCAATGCTTCAAAACTAATTGCACCACCACCTCCAAATAAATCATAAAAATACTTTGCGTTTGGATTATTATAAATAATATAATCAATAATCGGTTTTGAAAGTTTACGCTTACTGCCCATATACGGCATACCCAGTTTTAAGTTATTCATAATATTACCTTATAAAATAACGGCAAGCTCTATACAAAATATATAAAGCTTTATAAAAACTAACGCAAAGTATTTTTTTATTTTCTCCTTATAATATATCACCCGCCCCTGCATATCTTGCATCTACTGAATGACACACCGCAACATAACTACTGATACCGTCCTCTATTACGTCTATAACTTCAAAAGTAGCATTGCGTGATGTGATAGTATCACCGTGAATTGGTCGTCTATCAATTGCACACTTTGCTATTAAAAACTCATACTTAACCGAATTAATATTCATACTGCCGCCTAAATCAACCTCTTGATTGTTGATATAAAAAACGGCACACATCGGCATACTTGAACCATTGTTGTAATGATAAATGATATTCTCACCCATCGTTTTAGTAACTTTCTTAATAGCTTTATTCGCCATTTTAATAAATTTAGAAGTCATCAAACAATCTCGCACGTATATTTAAATTGTTTAATCGCTCCGCTGGTAGTTGTAATTAAGCATTTAATTGTTGCAGTACTACCTAACGTTCCACCATTTAACTGGCAGTAAACATACGGCGATTGTATTGCTTGCATACTGATTGTAACGCCGTTGTCTGCACTCCATAATGCACTGGTTACTGTTTCATCAACCAGTACATTGGGTTGTCTAGGTAATTTAAGTAAGTAACTTGTACAATCAATAGACACGGGTATAACTTCAGCCGATACTTTGCTTTTTTGATTATTAACGCAAGGAACTGTTGGCGTTACTATTGTTGGTTTTAAACAGTCGGACATAATTTAAACTCGTGATTGTTAGGTTCTAAAATAAATAAATGGCTGCTATTGTTAATCGTAAAATTATGAGAATTACTTTCTAAAATAAAATCGTGACGTTTACAATTGTTTGATTGATTAACCGAATTATCTAAAATAACTAATTCTTTTTTATCTGGCCATAAAATCATAATCCACCCCATAGCACACTCATAATACCACGCTCTAAAGTAATTAAATCACCGTTACTTAATAACCCTTTGATTATAAAAGTGTGGTTTCTTAAACCTACTTTTAATTTTAAAGTTTCAGCACGTGGTAAATCAATGACTGCAAAACAGTTTTTAAGTGAACCGACAACATCAATTACTGGCATCTGATTAATACAATCTCTGTGATTAAACGCTATAAAGCGAACTGCAACAATACCCGTTAAATCAAGGTTAGCAGTAATTGCTAACTTATCCTTATAGTCATCACCTGCATATAATTCAATGTGTCGGTTCATCTTTAAGCCTTTTTAATTTTAGTACCACTTTCTGCTAAAATTTCAGTCTCTAATTTCTTTTCAGCATCATAATCAGCCTTAGGTTTAATTGCACCGTTTTTTAAAAGATTTAATGTAACCTTCTCAACTAATACATCTCTATCTTCTTTTTTTACTTTATCAAAAGCAGTAAATTTCAGTACTTCACCTGCCAATTGGTCGCCCACTGATTGTAATAAAATGTATTCCATATTTTCCTTTTTTAAATAATAAAGCCAGTTCCACCTACTGCCATATTTTTATTTGACGGTATGATAAGTGGGCTTGACTGGCACATTAAATGTATACCTGCTGGGTCGGGATTATTCCAAATCTTATCAAAATACTTTACTGCAACATCGCCCGCCTCAGGGTCTTGAATTTGACAAAATGCAGTTGTGCCTTGACCGCCACCAATTAAACCAAAATAACTGGCTGGAATAAAACGCTTAAAAATCCCATTTTCTTTATACTTTGCGTCATAAACCCATATTTGTATATCAGTACCCGGTAAACTACCCATATATTTTGCTTGATTATAATTTGCCATTACAGTCGCAGGAAATGGTACAGTGATACCAGCGTAAGGCTTAACATAAGTATCGTTAAAATCATTGTGTTTAACTAAAGCGTTCCAAACACTCGTCGTAGTTAAAGCAATAGAAGGTGCTTGCCCTGTTAAATCATTAAATCTAACAACCATATTATTAATATCTTGAACAGGTGTAGCCGTTGTTGATACATTCCACGGGGTAGCTGGGGTAAATGTAGCATTAACATCACGCCCAAAGTCTATAACATCACGGACATAATCTGAACTTTCAATAATATTTTTACCAGTAATTAAGTTTTCAGCAGCCATTAAAGTTAGGCGGTTATCAATTGATGTGCGTAAATTTGCCATCTTTTGAAATTGTGCCGTTCTCCATCTGTCTTGCATTGTGTTTCTATTTGAAATAATCCCGCTTTCACGTAAAATATCAAATAATTCACTATTCTCTAGCGAACACGGCGTAATAATCTCTTTAGGTTTAAGATAAGCTGGTTTTACGCTGGTTACTTTTGCAGCCCCAATTTGAGTAATTAAACGCCCTTCAATACAAGGGGATACGAAAGGTGCTAAAGGCTCTTCTGTTTCAATTTCACCTAACTGTACAGTCGTATTGTTTACTAGTCGTGTTTTACTAAAAAAAGTATCTATTAACCAGTTGTCTGTTTTGTAATAACGTTCGTGTAACATTGTTACATCGCTAACGTCCAGTAAGCTAATTGGTAATTTATTTAGCGTTGTTGTAATTGCCATATATTATTTCCTTAATTTATTATTTAAGCAGGGATACGCAATTCAATATTACGTTTTGTACCCACTGCCATTGCTGTTTGATATTGTGCCGGTGTTAAAACAACACCACCTAATTTGACTGCTTTAATGTTATATTCGCCTTGATTATAGACACCAAAGCCTAAACCGCTGGCAGAGTGACTTACTGATTGTGTCGCACTCATATTAACCGCACAAATCACGTCCCAAGTTCCGGGGTCAGTTGCTAAAGTAGCAACATTCAACGCACTAATTACTAATAAGTCCCCGCGTGTATAACTTACGCCTGAACTTGCTAAAACGGTTGATGTTTGCACGTGGTCGCCAGCGACTAACTCTTCGCCACCGATTGTCATACTAATTGTTTGAAGTTCGCAGCAACTCATTAAATACCACCTTTACTTTTTTTTTCAATCATTGACAATGCCTTTTGAATAGATACATCTTTATCACTTGTAGGCTCTGCTTGTTTTTCACTCAATGCAACAGGGGCATTCGCTCCAATACTCATCTGATCTAATAAAGCACTATGATTAATAGTTTGCATTGTTTGTTTTTGCTCTTCAACAACTGGGAACGTCGCTAAAAAATCAATAGCTTGTTCAGCTGTCATATCAGTTTTCAGTGCTAAATGTTTAGCTTGTGTCTCTCGACCTTTGGCTACATCTGCATTTAAAATTGACGCGATACGTAAACGTTCACTTGTTGCCCCATCTTTTTGTGCTTGAATTAAATCCGCCCCGTTAGGGGACTGTTCTATACTCATACTAGCTCCTTTTGTCCGCCCAGCTGGGCTTTTTGTTAAAAAACTGTTTGTTAAAAAACTTTTAAATTGTGATAGCACGTTGTCAAAACTTGCAACGCCGTCAGCAAAGCCAATATTAACGGCTTCAATACCGCGATAACACTGTGCCTCTGTGTCCAGCACTGATTGTAAACTTATATTGCGATTTTTAGCAATAGCACCAGCAAACATTAAACGTAAATTATCAATTTCAGCCTTCAACTTATCTTGTACATCTTTTGATAACACTTCGTACATATTACCATCTGCTTTATGTTTGCCGCCGTAAATTAAGGTTACTTTTACGCCTTCGCTTTCTAATTGACGACTAAAATCAGCGTGTGCCATAATTACCCCGACGCTTCCGACCTCTGCAGTTTCAGTTACAAATAATTTATTTGCACTGCTTGCAGCCCAATACGCTGCACTGGCTGCCAATTCATTACTGATTGACCAGATGGGCTTACTAAAATTACTAATTTTATCAGCTAAGGCGGCACACCCTGACACTTCACCACCTCCGCTGTTTACGTCTAATAAAACGCCCAGCACTTCTTTATTGTTCGCTGCATCGTCCAATTGTGCTGCTATGCCATCGTATCCTGTAACGCCTGAACTTGCCCCCACATAACCTGATTTGTGAACTAGTGAACCTTCAACAGGTATAATTGCAACACCACCTTCAACGCGATATGTACCGCTAGCTCTAGCCTCGTAATTATCAGCCATAGCCTTGCATTGTTCAGCATTCAATACTTCGCCGTCAGTTAATACTAAGTTAGTAGCGTTAATTCTGCTACTTAAATAAGAATACAAAACCGCTGCTCTATCGGGCGATAGTAGCATCGGTGTATTAAATGCTCTCTGTGCTAAATATTGAAACTTACTGTTCATTTGAACCTTCTAATTCTTGTTTAGTATCTAAAAAAGCACTTTCAGCAATACGCGGCGGCAAGCCTCTTGCTATTCTATCCAATTCTTCGTATTGTCGTTGGTCGTTTACTTCTTGCCAATCTAAGCCGTTGTCCGAACATTCTTGTTGCTGTGTTGTTAAGCCGTTATTCATTCTTATTTCCGACGCTTTCGCTGCCTTTAATTCATCAACAACTAAACGACCCGAACCAATCCAATTAGAATTTAATAATTGCGTTCTTGAAGCCCAATAATCTACACCTTTAGGCGGATTAATAATTCCCTTCACAATCGCTTCGTCAATAAATGCCCGTAAAATTAAACTAGCCAGTTTCTCAGCAACTACTTTACTTTTTGAAAGTTGATTTTGACTTGCAATTTGTGTGGACATTCTACTACTTGCAAAGTTTGAACTGCTAAAATCACCCGTGTATTGCTCATAAGACAACCCCGCTGCTTTTGCATTGTTTAAATGTTGTTCACGCTGGAACTCTGCGTAATTTGTAGGCGGTAATTTAGGGCTTTGGATATCTAAACTTTCACCTCCGAATAATCTTGTTACTGCTATGCCATCATCAAATAAATTTATTTTTTTTGCGTGTTCGTTTTTTGCTGCCCTGTAATTTTCAAATTCACCTAAAGCATCTTCAGTACAATTGTTTAACGCATTTAACACATCGCTTTCGTGGTCTGACTTAATAGTCATCGCGTACTTAGAACTAGCAATTGCCAATTCAACTGTTGCTTTTGACAACTCAAATTGCATTTTTGACGGATTAATCACCGCTGCTAAAGACGATATACCTCTTGTTTGACTGGGCTCAATTGTATCAATAATATGTATTACATTTAACCAGCCGAACTCGTTAAACTTTTTAACGTAAGAATATTCATTCATTGAATAATCATAACCAAAATCATTGGGGTGTTTTTTAGATATGTAATAACCTACTGCCTCACCGTATTCGTCAATTGCTACACCACCTCTTATTACATAACCATCTTTATTTTTAACATCGCTTAAACCTTTTAACTCGTTCGGCGTATCAATACGCGGTGGTGCTATACTTTGAAAGCAAGTACTAAACCCACTTTTGTTGGGTCGCCATTCTCTTGTGAAAAACGACTCGCCGTAAAGCAAATCCATACCTATCGCTTCTCGTATGATTTGCGTAAACGTTTTTTGTCGGCGTGCATCAAATAAACACTCGGGTGCGTCAGCAATACTATTAAATAACGCTTCTACTTGACCTGCCCATTTATTCGCTTCAACAAAATCAATGCCTAAAGCACGGTAAGAAGGCATCAACTGAAGCCTAAACTTTGAACCGACAATTGCGTTCTTTGAAGTCTGAATGCTGGCGCTAATAAATCCGACGTTCCTTGATAAATCAGTAAGCCTACCCTCAATCACTGGCTTATTACCAATAATTGCCTTGTCAGCAGATACAGTGGTCGGCAGCCAGTTTGTTAAATTTCTTTCAGCAGTATTACCGCTAGCAAAAGCGGTATTTTTAGCCTCAACTTTTGGCTTATCAAATGAAAATAACTTTTTAAGGCTTTTCATTTTTTACGTGTCCTAGTAATTTAGCCCCGTCGGCTAAACGCTCCATTGTAAAGTTATCCATTGCGTCAATTGATTTTTGTAAAAAAAATAAAGCATTTTTTCTATGCCTCTCAATATCTGCATTATGATATGGGGTATTTTCAGTTTGCCACTCTATCCTATTAGCCAATGGATTCATATAATCTTGACTAAAGACGCCTACAGAATTAACTGCATCGTCCTTAACTTCAATAAAAGTCATCGTTTGTACGCTGCCGTCAATAAATCCGTTTTCAGACCGATTAGGTATTTCATAAATATGCCCTTCTTTTATAACTTTAAACATAGTCAATTCCTACAATTTTGTAATGCAATTTGTTTTTTTGTCTCAATTATTCTGAAGTATAACTCAGTTTTAATTCTATTGCAAAGGGTTTTATCTTTATACAATGTTTTTAATTCGTTTAATATTTCGGTCATATTTTTTCGCTTTTTTAGTTTGTAAATGTTTAAAATCAAATACGGCATTGAATACTTGCTGGTTAGTCATAGTATTAAAACACCGCTTAATTGCACCTTCTATTATAATTGATAATTCTTCTCTAGTCATAACGAACCTCGTCAGGTATATTCCAGCGGTCTTCACTCCAATCATAACACGCTCTATGTATTTGCTCTGCTGTCATTGTAGCAAATACTTCATTCATTGCTTCCCGTACTGCATTTCTAAATTGTGTTTGTGCTTCTTCAGTCATTTAAGCCTCCAATCTAATATGTTCTTCTAACATTAACTCTGCCCACTTGCGATTAAATATTTTACTTAATTCTAACCTACGTGCATCATAACACAATCCCATTTCTAGCATTGTTGTATTGTGCTTTTGAATATCTTGTATTGCTTTAATTTGTAATGCAGTACAGTTGTCTCGTAAACTTTCATCGTCTGTAATTTCTAACTGCTCTTTTAACTTTTTAGAAGTTGCACCGAATACAACAAGGTTTATTAAGTTCGCTTCGTTGCTGTAGTGGAAGTGTTGCGTATCTTTACCTAGTGCCTTGCGGGTTTCTAACAACGCAGTAGCCATTGGTTTATATTCTAATCTTGCATCACTCCTTGCCTGTTCTTTTAGTGCTAACTCATTGCGTAATAACTCATTCTGTTTTTCTAAATGTTCAACATACTGAACAACTGCACGGCGTACAGTTTTACTTTCAGACATTAATATTTGGATAGTTTGCGTTTTGTTTAATTCATATTGTTTATTCTTTTTGCCTGAGCTATCCTTATAATCACTGGGCTTAATTTTTAGCTCAGTGATTTCTTCAGCAAACTCTAACTCTATCTTAGCAATAAAGTTTTTATGTAACAGTTCAGTTGTATTCCCCTCCTCTTTACGTAATGTATTAATGAGTTTAACAATGGCTAAACTTGTCATTGTTGTAATTGCTGGTATTGTTAGTTGTTTAGTTTTCATTTAATCCTCTAGTATAATTTAATCAGTACATGCACAATCAATACTGTACTCTTGTAATCCTACTCCATCTACCACTTCTTCTGCGGTACGGTTTCCTCTAAAAAAAGTATGTACACCTTCGCCGTACTGCAACTCCATATTACTCCACCACTGAATAATTTGTGGGTTATCTATGTGTAGTTGTTGTAACTTCTTATCAGATTTTTTCCAACAAAAATCACAGTTCCCCTCATAAGGTTTTAAATTTAATTGTGGTTTAGTTTTATCACTAAAGAAGTTATTTACATCTAACAATGAAACCCTATAATCAGTAACTAGAGGGTATATTTTACTTGTCTTTGTACTACCCTTGCCGACGCGGCGTAATTCATCTAACCGAATACCTACTGCTTGTGCTATATTTAATCGTCTATCTTTAAATATATCCCTGCATAGCTTATGGATTGGAATTACTTTTAATTCACGAGTACAAAATGGACGGGTAATATTAGGTATTCCGTACTTCTTAATCATGTCTTCGTATTGCTCCCCCCCCCCAGGGTGTGGGGGGGGGGTGGCTAGTAGTTGATGGCCCGTCGTATTGCTCCCCCCCCCCACAATTTGTAGTGTGTATATCAAATAATTTATACCCCGTACCAACACCTGATAATTGGCTAATAACTGGTTTAATACAAATTAAATTTAAATTAAACTGTTTATCTACTTCCCTTAAAAACTCATAAGTCTCCTGCCTTTCTTTACCTGTATCAGAAAAAACATATATGATATTTTTATCAGTCATTGTTTTATCATTCTTTATTAAGTATGCAAGCATTGCACTTGTACGACCCCCACTTACTGAAACACATATATTTTTATAATCTTTTAGTGTTTTCATTCTAGTTTCCTTTGGTTAATAAATTAAGTTCGTATTAATATTATTATTAATACTATCAACAGTAAATAATATAAAGTGTCTAAAAAATTAATAAGTGTCATTCTAGTTTTCTTTTATAAAATTTATTGAATGAATTGGCACGATATAACTTTTCTAAATTATGATACTTTCGTAAATCTTTATCAGTTAATTCGTGCAGCGGTACTGGATTACAAAATGGCTCTTTAATAAATATACAATCAGGTCTTGTATATTCTGTATTCATCATAAATGTATTATGTGTTACTAGTATAGACTGTGTCCTTGATTTTCTTAATGCTTCACATAACTCCGTAAGTTTTTCATAATGTAAATCTACATTATCAATAATTAAAAAATCATATTTGTTGTTTATTATGTTCTTAATTAAAAAATCAATAGGATAATTTGAAAATGTTATACAATCATAACTACCATCATTATCAGCCATATTTACAAATGTAGATTTTCCTGACTTATGCTTTCCGTATAGCAAAGCATTTTTAACAACGCCATCTACTAAACAATCATTGTTAAAATCATATTTCGCTTTACTTACAAAATCAAAAGTAATATCGCCTAGTGTTAATTGTTTTATCATTTTAATAATTAATCCTTTAGTTTAAGCTTTTGGTTCTGATAGTTCTGTATATTTACCGTGTTCGTGTCCGCAATTAATGCAAGTGTACTGCCTAAATAGTATGCGATTGATTTTGCCGTCTGCCCAAGGCAGATAGAAAACTTGCCCATAAAATTTATATCTATGTTTATTGCACATAATTAACTCCACTATGTTGCATACCTTGTTCTGTAGGTAATGCCTTGTTGTTTCTGAATAGTGTGTAGGAATAATCTTTTTTATTTAATACGGCTACTACCTGTTTTAAAGTAGGTTCTGTATCGTCAGGTTCGTATGATAAGTTTGATTGGTGGAACTCAAAGTAATCAAATAGCCACAACACACGGCTCTCTATCGCAGGTTGTAAGTCTGCCAGTGTAATTAACTTACCTTCCCCTCCAAAATAAAAAAAATCGCTCAACGGTCGCCCGACTATACCCATAGTATCTTCAATGTGTTTATCTAAAATACTAAACGACTCGTCTATGTATTCGTACATACTACTTAAAGCCCACGCATTAGTAAATACCCTGTAATACGTATCGCAATCAGATACTGATTTCTTTTTATATAAATAATTTGCAATGGCTGTGAACTTTTCTAAACTTAATTCTTTTTTAAGATACATAATTAACTCCAATGTTAGTGTATTGTGTCGCGTTTAATTTAACAAACTCTAATATCTCTTCTTTTGTTTCATCTTTGCACAACAATAAAAACCCTTCGCTTATTTCATAAAAAAATAAACCATCTAATTTTTTTAATTTAAGTTTTAACAGCACCTTATTTTTACCACTCTTACTCTTACCGCAAAAAACTATTTTTTTATATCCCGTACTTTTTATGTCATCTATCTGAATATTTTTATTCAAGCCACCGCTTATGTTTATTGTTAAATTACCGTCAATCATATTAATATGACACTTATGCATTCCTAAATTAGAAATTTGATTTTTAAAAAACGCATTAATTATTTTCATTTTACAGCCCATTTAAATATAAAAATTTAATAAAAAACCCCGCTAAATGTTTCGCTGTAACAAAACAAATAGCAGGGCAAAAAACTTAATAATAATATAAGTGTTACAGCACTTATTAATAATACATTATAACTTACTTTTTAATAATTATTGATTGATTACACTGTTCTTGTGCCTCTTTTTTATCTTTAATATCGCTTAAATTTGTTGATGATATTATCATTAATATAATCAAAGACCATATAAATATATAAACCCAAAATGTTGATGATTTTTCACCATCATCACTAAAAAATATAGTAAAAAAAAACATAAAAACACTAAAAACCATCACAAACTTTGCAAAAAAATTTAAAGTATCTAAAACATTAATTACATTAAATTCTAATTCCATATTAACCTCTATTATTTAACTTACGGTTTGCAATAAATCGCTTATTCAAAGTTTCTTGAATATTAATAAACTCATTAAGTGTTTTAACATTTTCTACTGCTATTAAATGTAATGTAATAAACGCCTTCTTTAAAGTCCAAACAGTCAAAATTAAATACATATTTATAATCAATAATACAGTTATTAAATAAAACATTGTAAATCCTCTATAAAATTGGATATGTTTATTAATTTGAAATTATTTTTTGTGCAACAATAAATACTTTATTGTTCTTAACAAATTGATTGCACATATTTATAGCTACTAGTTTAATATGCTGGTATATATCCTTATAATGCATTCCTTTATCAATTGACTTATTAATCTCATCTGCACACTTATATTCTAAAGTCATAAGCTGTGCTAAATCCCTGCCTTCTAACATATCACGTAAGCCGTGGCATTTAGGATTACCCGCTATAAAGTTTAATGCCCTATATTCCATTAATGTAATGGCTTCGTAATATTTTTGTGCGTTTTTAGAACCGTTGGCAGTTGCATAATCAACCAGTCTTTTTACTGCATCAGTAATTTCAGCCCGTGCAGACTTACCTAATCCTCTTGAGGCTTTCCACGTTGTTTTATCATTGTTTAATGATTTTTCCATTGAATTAAACTGCTCTAAAAAAGCAAGTTTAAATTTCATTGCTTTAGTACCAGTAAAGCCCATTGCTAAAATACTAAAGCCGTCTTTTGATACAATAAATAAGGGTAATTCTTTGTTTTGTTGGCTTTTGTAATACGATAATCCAAAGTTGGATTGTCTAAAATCATCAGGTATTTCTAAATTTTTAATATCACGTAATACGTGTAAGTGTTGCTTCTCAAATACTTCAGCAATAATTAATGACGTTGTTGTTGGCTTATCGCCATTTAATAAAATTAGCTTTGACATATAACTCCGATGTAGTTCGTGAATTAAAATTGGGGCAAGTGTTTCACGGTTACACTTTTTTAGCATTCGCATAGCCCCAATAAAGATTATACCATAAAATTACTCTACTAAATCACCCATTGAATTAGTTGTAGTAACAGTACCATCTACATCTGTTTTACGCATATTACCATCACTTAAAACTTCAAACAATACACCATCTATAGTTTCCGATGTTACTACATACGTCGGTTCAACAACTGGCGTTGGTGCAATAACTTCAGCAATGACTACTGGTTCTGTTACAACTTCAGGCATCGCTTCAACAACTGGTTCTGTTACAACGGTTTCAGTCGGCAATACTGTTTCTACTGGAGCAGTCATAGCTGGGGCTGTCATTAAATCAGCAGGATTGGCTGCCCATTGATATTCACCGACAGGTGTATATGGCGTAGTAATACAACCTAAAGCATCGGTTAGTTTTGCTTTACGAGCATCACAATCAAATATCTGTTTTAAGTTTTCTGATAAATTACTAAACGCATCGCTTACCTTGCATAATACATCTGATTGTTGTCCAGCTTTTAACTCTGCAATATCAGCTGTATTCTTAACAATATCAGTAGTGTTAGTATTAACAACTTTTTTTAAATCACTAATACTATCTTTTATAGATGCTACATCAAGTTTAAGAGATAATAAACTTTGCAAAGCAATATTATCATTGCTTAAAATTTCCTGAATTGCCGTTAATTTTTCAAGCGAAGTCGCATCAACACTCTTTAATAATTCAATTGCTGGCTCAATCTCTTTGATTGTATCTTGCAAATCAGTAACCTTGCTATCAGTTGCAACTGCAAATGTAGCTACTTTCCCGACTTGCTCCGCTGTGTAGTCTTTGCCCGCTTTGTAAGCGTCGCAAATTGCTTGTGCTAAAATAGCTGTCTGTTCATCAGTACAAGCAATACCTGCTTTAATAATGTCCGCAATTTTTAGGGCTTCAACATTAACTGTTTCACCTGTACAAACACGAACTTCTGTTGTAATTACATCACTCATTTTTTATTTCCTTTTGATATCCACACCATTGTGAATTATTTTACGTATAACTGTTTTGAACCACCTACATTGACTGTATAGTTTGCACCCACGGGTAGGTTTGTATCTGCTATAGCCAATGCACTTGTTGCATAGTTGGTAACAGATACTGGCGTACCACCTCTATATGTACTGTTGTTTCTAAATAAAACTTGACCAGTTCCTAATTTAACAAAACTAGAATAAGCCCCGCTAGTATCTGAATTAGTAACTGCTAATAAAACCATATCATCAGTAATAGAAACTGGTGCAGAATAGTTCACTAATAAAAAATTGGAATTAACTGTAGCGACGTTAGAAGTTATCTTGTAATACAATGCGTGCCACAACGGCATAGGTATGCCACCAGCCGTTACTGTTTGCGATGTAGTACCACCTAACCCCGTAATCACAGTCCCTACTGGCGGCATATTGATATCATAGTATCCCGATGCAGAAGTAATACCAGCTGGTGAACCACGCCCACCGCCGAGTATGATAATACGTTCAGTCCACTTTAACTCACCTGCTGCTGTGTGCGTAATTGTACCGCCGCCAGTCATCAACAAGTTTGCACGGGTTGCGTAAAAATCATCGCCTGATTTAATCTTCGTCCACGCCGTCGTACTTGTATTATTAACTTTACGATAGTATAGCACTTGGTCAAAGAAACTACCTGCTACCTGCATAGCGTAATTATTACCACCATTACTATGACGCGTAACGTTTAAATGCCACCAGCCAGTAGCACCCGCAGGCCATTGTGTCGGGTTATTTTGTACGCCGTCGCACTCGTAAAACCCTGACTGCATTGTTGGTCCGAATAAACCGGGTGTGCAATTTGTTTCAGTCCGTGTGCCATTTGTACCATAAACTACACGCGTTCCGTCCAAAGTAAGTGCATCGGTAAATACAGAATTGCTACCCACTGCACCTGCTTCCGATGTTTTAAATGTTAATTTGTTACCCGTTTTGTAAATTTGATATCCGCGTGTTGTACTTGAATTTTTCCAAGTAGCACCATCAAAATACAAGTCATAGTTTGTAGATATGTTATCTTCAGACCAGTTTAACTGTTGATAAATCGGGTGAGGATTTGCACCTACATAAGATTCAAAGTGTGAACCATTTACACGAGTTCCACCAGCACCGTATGTTTTGACGTTACCTAAAACCTCTTCTGCTTGTGTGCTAGCGCTAAAAACCAATAATAATATGCTTGTTAATTGTTTAATCATACTACTCCCAAGAATGTAATGTTATATGGACCAGCCATTGCCCTGTTTGCAGTAATTGTAATTGCTGCGGACGTAATTAAAACTGCAGCACTTAAAATTTCACCATCGGAAACTTTTCTAATATCTACTGAACCTTTACTACAGCCAGTATTATTAATAAATACGTTCGCACCCTGAACTAATCCACTCACCCAATATTGGGGGCGAGTGGTGGGCATTGGATAAGCTACTATTCCGCCCACTTTGTTTACGAAGTTAAGAAGTTAAAATACACAAGACCCGCCGTTGCTGCCGTTGCAACCGCAATCGTACTGCCTTCAGCCGAAGCTGTAGGATTAACTAAAGGAACAACCGACAAGCTAGCAATTGGTGTAATTTCACCAGCACCACCACCGTCTGTGTTTGAGCTAAGGTCTTCGGCAATAGTAAATAGCGGAGGTACAAGTAAACACCTTTGTGCTGGAGTGCCACCTGAAACGATACCAGCTGAGAACGTAACAGTAACGCGCAAAACGTTCGCTGTCATATTAACAATTGATACTGCGTTTTGTGGAACAGCTGGTGTAATAGTTTGGGCAACACCTGCACCTGCTGGAATGAAAGCAACATTTGAACCTAAACCTTTGGCATTGTCTGCCGGTGGAGCGATTGGAATACCTGATTGAAAAATACCTGACATAATAAATCCTTAATTTAAATTGAATAAATAATTGTAATTCTTTGAATACCTAACTGCGTTGAATACACAGTATTGGTAGTCAAAGGCTGTCCAACGCCGCCAGTCCACCCGCCCACAGTTGAATGAATTTGGTCGTTAGTAGATGTTGCAGTAGTAATTGTTCCCGCGTCCATTGTTAAATTAGACGTATTAAAATTACCTACATCATCTACTGAATAACTAATCACTCTACCTGTCTGCATTGTTAATGAACTGCCAGCGTCTCCAATTATAAGCCCCACTCCGACATCTTGCAATATACTTATACTTTCAATTACTGAATTTGCAGGTAATTCTAAAATAATATCTTGAAGCGTCAAAACGCCTGTGTTCTCTTTTAAATACAACTTCTTACTTAAATTTACTTGGCACACGCCTTTCTTTAATTCAAATCCATTATTAAACGCTAAAGACTGCCCCACTCCACCAGTCCAACCTCCTACTGTGCTATGCTGCGGTGATGATGGGTTTTCAACTACATTTCCAACATCATCTAGCCACTTTGTCCACAATATTAAGCCAGTTTTTATATTGACGCCGTCTAATCTAGTGTAATTTAAATTATTTGCACAGTACTCTGTTTTTACAATCTTTGTAGTTTCTTCGTCGCCGCAACAAGTTAAATCAGAAATTGCCCCCGTATATGGTGAACCGTCTAATTTAAAAGCGTTGATAGTTGGGACTGTACCCGCTGGGGCATCGGCTGGTGTTATATTCTGTACTAAAACTTGCGTTCCGTCCGCTGCTGTCATCAATACAACGTCTCTATCCAACAAGTTTCCGCCTGTGCCTCCTGCTAATGTGCCTGTGTACCAAGTCATCTACAATCACCTTTATTGTTAGTTTTACCGAAAAATGTTGCACAAGGTCTAGTTCTGTTGATACCAATTATTGCTGCACTCATTGAATTGCCGCAAGTTATATGCAGTATCTTAATGTACGCGTAAAGATTTTTAATATTGGCTTCAGTATAACGTACGCGCTGGTCTCGTGTCATTACCTCTACCTCTTTTGAACCAGTCATTAACGCGTGGTAAGCATTAATTGCACTGGTAATCATCGCTTCGCAAGTCGGTATCGCTTCAACTCTTTGTACTTCGTCATCGCAACAATTATTATTATTTTCCATATTTTTATTTTAAAGCCATAAGTTCTTTTTGTCATTAACTTTTTTAGTTTCTTTTAATCTTTTTTGCTCTTCGTTTTTCCATTCGTTATCGGTAAATTTATAAAGCCCTAAATGATAAGCCGCCGCTAAATTATACACAGATAAATCTAGTGGTTCATTTCTTACTGTTCTATCATCTTCCCAAATAATTGAAGGCTTACCTTTTTTAATTACAATCCGTCTAGTTTCTGAAGTTAAGCCTTCAAAAAACGCAATTGGTAAGTCTTTACTAAAATGATAAGCACCCGCCCCACTTTTTAAATGCCATCTTTGCCAAAAATACTCTTTTGCTGTGTCAGTACCAATTTCCCACTTATCAACGCCTTTGACATCAACTTTGCCATTGCGTCTTACATCTTGTTTTGTTGGTTTTGAACTAATAATCGGTCTACTCGGTCTACTTGAACCTTTAATTGCCAATACATTTTTTTTATTTTCACGCACAAAATTATAAACGTCGTGTGTTGAAAATCCAGTATCTATTAATGTTTTTTGTATCATCAATTCACCGCCTAATTCGTGTTGAAAGGGCTTATTGATATACTCTTTTAAATCATTCCACGTATCTTGCTCAACTGGCGAACCAATGATAACGTGATAATCAACAATCCAACACTCAAAATTACGCCCCCACGCCAACACCATAGCCTCTAACCTGTTACCCTGTACATCGACACCGCAAGTTAAAACACAGCCGCCCGCCTGTACTGTTCTTAATTTGTAAGCCTCCGCTCTTTCTCTTAAAGCAATTGCACTTGTTTCTGAACCGCTAGATTTAAACGGTAATGCTAAACGCGTATTGACATACACTTGCATCGCTTCAGTCATATTTTTATCGTACAACTCCTTTGCTGCTGAATACTCTCTTGCTAGTTCAAGCCAACTTACCCAACCGACTGGTGCGTACAATGCACTCACTTGACAAGACCAAGTCTCGCCATCACCTTTTGCAGTCTCCCTAAATTTACCACTTTTTAATAATTTTGTTTTTTCAGATTCATGTATTTCGTATAAACACGCTGGGCATTTTAACCAAGCTTTATTAATTATGCCATCGCTTGATTTTGAATAATGCAAATTCTCATTTAATAACTGGTGATAATGTCCACAATCTGGACATTCAACTTCAAGTATACATTGGTTTCCCTCTAAGTACATCTCGTGTATTTTAGAAAAGCCTTCTAGTTTTGGTGTACTAGTAAAATATAACTTTGCACGTTTACCGTAAGTGCTAGTTCTTGCCAGTACAATCTTAATCGGATCACCCTCTTTTTGAATGTTTAACTCCCAGCCGTCCACTTCGTCGCAGTAAACATACCTCGCTGGTATCTCAGCCAAGTTTCTAGCACTTCCTGAAGTCGTAATAAATAAAGCCCCACCATCAAATTCTTTAGTATCCAAAGTATTTCTACCATCTCGGCTTCGTGGTTTTGCTATTTTATTAATTACCTTTGGCGTTGCGTTTATTGTATTTGAGATACGGTTACTTAATCGTTTGGCTAAGTTACCGCTGGGCATAACTACTAAAAAATTGGCAGGCTGCGAATCAATACACGCCATCATAAAATTTAAAGCGACTTGCGTTTTAAACATTTGCGACGCTACCATACAAACAACTTTTTTTGCAGGGTGTGCAGGGCTTAAAGCCCGCATTATTTCGCGGGCATAAGGTGTTCGCTCAATATTATATTTGCCGGGTTCAGCCCCGTTTTCTGCTGGTATTACCGCATACCTTTCACTCCATTCATCAATCCACAATTCAGGTTCAGGGCGTAAACCATCAGAAAAACTTTTTATATAAACTGATTGTCCATCAGTAATCATACGCCACCCAATTGTTCTGATACCTGCGCCAATGCGTTTCTAATTTCACGCTCTAAAATTAAAGTTACTGTTTTTACGTCATTGCAACTCGCCAGTTCAGCCGACACCTTGGCAGGTATCGCTTCAATCGCTTCACGTGTCATACGCCCTGCTATCATCGCCGCGTTTTTTACGCCTGCTGTATCAGTTAATGTCGCTTGCTTTACTTGTAAATCTAAATTAGCCTCTGCCAACCTTACTTTTTCAGTCGCTAAACGCACCTCTGCCAAACTCATTGCGTTTAAACCTATTTTGCTTGACTGCCTGTTATCATTTTTTACCGTTTTATCTTTAATTGGTAAGTCTGCAAAGTCTGACAAAGTACCTCCACTTTTGCCTCCAGTAGTATCGCCGCCCTTTTGGAATGTTGTATTGTCCCGTAAACCATCTAACAACTGCTCTAGCGTTGGATTTTTAGGTACTTTACCTTTTGCTATCGCGTTACGTATCCCGCCTTCGCTTATCTTGCGACCCGCTGCTGTTGCTTGCCTTGCCAATTCGCGGTTAGATAAGGGTTTCATAGTTAAATTTCAAAACCGCAATTCGGGCATTGTTTACTTTGCTTATGTTCACCATCATTTAAATTGGTATCAACATCAACATCGGTAGTGTCAATATCAATATTATCAATATCAAAACCCGCGAAGTCCATATCAAAACCTGCCAAATCTAATGCCTCAAGTTCCAATTTTAGTAATGCCTCGTTCCAACCTGCATTTTCTGCGATACGATTGTCTGCCAAGACATACGCCCGTTTTTGTAACTCGCTTAAACCCTCCAAAATAATACAAGGCACTTGCTCAATACCTAATTGTTTAGCTGCCATTACCCGCCCGTGTCCAGCGATAATCATTCCTAACTCATCAATCAATACGGGGTTGGTAAAGCCGAACTCTTGAATAGAATACGCTATTTGCTCTATTTGATCGTCGCTGTGGGTACGTGCATTGTTAATATATGCCGTAAGCGTTTTAAGCGGTTTTAATACGTTTTGATAGTGTTTTAATTGCATTATGTATTGTCTCTGTTGCGTAGCTTTGTAAAATT